ATCTAATAGTCTCAATATGTTACTAATTATGAACATCTGATTTCTTACGAAATCACGTCCATGATTCGCACTTGTGATGATCATTACATCAGAGGCCTTAGGGTCTATTGATGATATGAATCGTCCCAAAGTTCTCAATTGATAGATTACTCTATCAAAGGGGGATTCTTGCGTTTCGATATTGTGGTCCGGTATACCCTTTAAGGCTCACACATAGCTTAAAGCCACCGTGTACGCACATGCCAGGGCTGCCGGGTGAGGAACAGGGTTATCCCAATTCTTCACTTTAAGATAGTCAGATTGTGCAACTTTGTATAATCTGCCTTCAGATGAAAAGAGTTCTTGAGAGTAAGTTGTTTCCTTCATGAAATGAACGGTTACAACAGCTTGTTCTGTCTGCTGAAAGTCGTTATCATCACTGAGAAACTTCTTTTCTAGTAGATCGACGGACTTCATTACTGTCTCGGAGGCTGCGAGGACTTGTCATATATATAACGAGTCTTCCACACCCTTCTTATCGGCAAACTTAGGTACCCTTATGGGTGCCTCTATTTTGTCGCTGAATTCTTCTAATGATTGTCCCATTAAAGGGTATTTCATTATAGTCTTCAGATGAGATAAGTAACTAACACCTGACCTGTCAACTCGCTGTAAGAGCGGGAGGACACTCAGGAGACTGAAGTTGATCTCTATTTCCCTCTTTTTCATTTCTAGCAATAGGAGTGGAAGGTCTCTTCAATTTTGGGAGGCCCCCCTTATAAGGGAAGGAGGAAACCGAGAAGCATCGCATCCATTAATGATGATACGGGAGCAGAATTCTGTAAAACAGTCTTCTCCAACCGGAATCTTCGTTTTGGCTTCTGATACTTCTACATCGCTGATCTTATATTGCTTTCTCACTTCAGCCTGTAAAAGTTCATCGGCTATAACCAAGTCATCACCTACAATTGCATAAAGATTTCTTAGATCTTTATTCGAAGTATACTCTTTAGGGAGTAGACTTCAGCAAAAGTGAATGAATGCATGATGTGTGAGAGAAGCGACCGCGAATGAGGCCTTAGAGCCCATTGGTTGACCCACTCCATACCTAATTGTCTTATCTGATTTTCCAACCGCATAATCGCGCTTGGTCATAAGGATACGTCAATGTTGACCTGCATTGTTACCTAACAAGTTATCAAGAATAATTTCTTGTAACTTGATTGGAAAACGATCAGTTCAATTCTTTAAATCAATGGATCAGGACTTAAGTCCTAATTTCTTGATCTTAAGGACTCCTTCATTATGATTTCTTAAGAAATCAGTATGATGGAAATTGGTATTGAGTAAACCTCTTATGACCTCCTCTATGGGGGCCAACAAGATGTTAGTTCAGTAGTCTACCATAGCTACAACCCTGTTCTTATTCAAGGAATCGGGAACTTGGGTAATCTTACCTAAGTTCTTGAAACCCTGTTTAAGTTCTGACTCAAGAAGTTTAGTCTTCGAGAGTGACAAGGTGTAACTATAAAGATCAGTGTTTCCAGTAATGGTACACAGATGCTTGTAGGCTGCTGCCAACGTTCGGTTAAGGTGCAGAAGAATTGCCTCGGAATGAGACGATTCTAATGTTACTTTTCCGTTAGGTCCACTAGTCATTCTCATACGAGGAAGACATAGTAAACTGTTCTTATCGAAATCTTCATTCAACCTAAAACTTTTGTGATTATTCACAAATGTCTTAAATGACTGAAGTTGTTTGTTGAAATTCTGACCCTTCTCCCTAGGGAAAGGAGTCACAATTGATACAATGTCGAAATCGGGGATCTCTTCGCTT